ACTTTAGATGGTACACAGACTCATAAATGGGTCTTAGAAGGATTGTTTGGACCATCATATAAGGTAACTAAAACTGAGAAATTAATGAAGGAAGGACATCTATCTCAGTTAGATATTCAGTGTCTTGTACTTAAACATCCTCCTAAGAAATTTGAAACCTATGAAGATGAACTTCAATATTTAATTTCACATGAACAAAGAAATAATTTTATTACCAATCTAGCATTAGATCTTAAAGGTAATACTCTTATTTTATACAGCAGGGTAGAAACTCACGGAGCAATACTTTATGAAAAGATAAATAATATTAAGCATACTGACCGTAAAGTATTCTTTGTACATGGTGGTGTTGATGCTGAACAGAGAGAATCAATTAGGGAGATTACTGAAAATGAAAAGAATGCAATTATTGTTGCCTCTTATGGTACTTTCAGTACTGGGATTAACATTAAACGGTTGCACAACGTCATCTTCGCAAGCCCCAGTAAATCCCGCGTTAGAAACCTTCAATCAATTGGAAGGGTTCTTAGAAAAGGAAAAGACAAAGTAAAAGCAATCTTATATGATATTGGAGATGATTGTACTTACAATTCAAAAAAGAATTATACATTAAATCATCTTATAGAAAGAATTAAAATTTATAATGAAGAAAATTTTAACTATGAAATAATCACTATTCAGATAAAAAAATGACAGAAGACGATTTTTATGCCACTATTAAACTTAAATCTGGTGAAGAAATATTCGCTTTAGTGGGATATAGCGAAGAAGAAGATAGGATTTTCTTATTATTAGAATCCCCTATTACTATTGAAAAAATTAAAAATAGAGGAGGTATACAAGGATTTAGAGTAGAACCTTGGTTAAAAACTAGTAGAGAAGAACTTTTTGTTATTAATATGGATGATGTTCTTACTATAAGTGAATCAAAAGATTTAGAAACTATTGCTATGCATGAAACATTTTCTAAACAATATGATGATTATAATCAAGAAAAAAAGTTAAATAGAAAGATGGGTTATATATCAACTATTAGTGAAGCCAAGAAGTCTTTAGAGAAACTTTATAATAAAAGCTAATTCCTGCCCTTGAAACCCGACAGAGTTATTCTACTGTTATTTTGATACCTTGTCAACTAATGTGTTGGATGCTATAATTACTACATAATAAAGAGTAAAGATATGAGTCCTGCAAGAATTATGGGTAGACGTAAAAGATCCGAACATTATGTTAATAATAAGGAATTTCTTGCAGCTTTAATTAAACATAGAGAAAACATTGAGATAGCAGAAATTCAAGGTAAAGAGAAACCTAGAATACCCAGATACATAGGGGAATGTTTTCTAAAGATTGCTACTCATCTATCTTTCAAACCAAACTTTGTTAACTACATGTTTAAGGAGGATATGATTTCTGATGGCATTGAAAACTGCGTACAATATATACACAACTTCAACCCTGAAAAGTCTCAAAACCCGTTTGCTTATTTCACACAAATTATTCACTACGCGTTCTTACGTAGAATACAGAAAGAGAAGAAGCAATTGGAGATTAAGAATAAGATTCTCGAGAAGACTGGATATGAACAGGTATTTGAAAGAGATACCCTTGACGATGGAAACTATAGCGAGTATAATCAAATCAAGGATGCGGTTCATTCTAAGTTACGTAATTAATGAAGGTAGCAATAATTACAGACCAGCATTTTGGGGCAAGAAAAAACTCCAAATTGTTTCACGACTATTTTCTTAAATTTTATGAGGATGTTTTCTTTCCTGTATTATATTCAGAAGGTATAGATACTGTTATTGATATGGGTGACACCTTCGATAGTAGGAAGGCAATAGATTTTAGTGCGTTGACATGGGCAAAGAATAATTATTTTGATAGATTAAAAGAGATGGGCATTACTGTTCATACTATAGTGGGTAATCATACAGCATATTATAAGAATACTAATGATGTAAATGCAGTAGATTTGTTATTAAGAGAATATGATAATGTAAAAACATATTCTGAAGTAACTTCTATAATGGTAGGTAATTGTAATATTACTCTTGTACCTTGGATTAATAGTGATAATAGGGAGATGAGTGAAGCACTGATTAAAAAGTCAAGATCTCCTATCTGTATGGGACATCTTGAATTGAATGGATTTAGAGCTACACCAGGTCATATGATGGAACATGGAATGGATTGGGATATATTTAAGAAATTTAAAAAGACATTCTCAGGACATTATCATTGTAGATCAAATAAAGATAATATCTATTACCTTGGAAATCCTTATGAGATGTTTTGGAATGATGTGAATGATGCTAATAGAGGATTTCATTTGTTTGATACAGAGACATTAGAACATACTCCAGTTAATAATCCATATAGACTTCATCATATAATTTATTATAATGATAATGATCATCAATTGTTTGATGCAAGAGAGTTAAAGAATAAAATAGTAAAGATAGTTGTTAGACAGAAGAGTGATCAAGTACAATTTGAAAAATTCATTGATAAGGTGTATAATGCTAATGTAGCAGAACTTAAAATAGTAGAGAACTTTGCTCTACATGATGCAGCAGAGTTTGAAGCGTTTGAATCTGAAGATACACTTTCTATCCTTAATAGATATATTGAGGAGGCAGACATAGATCTTGATAGATCAAGAGTACAAAAATTGATACAAGAAGTCTATCAAGAGGCATGTGAATTAGTCTAATGTTTATTCTAACAGTAGAAGGAGCAGAAACTGAAGGAGCATACTCTGTAAAAGCAGATACTGGGGAGCAAGTTCTCTATCTGTTTGAAGATGAGGATGATGCTATTCGTTATGCTCTTTTATTAGAGGATCAAGACTACCCAGAAATGCACGTAATTGAGGTTGATGGAAAAGTTGTGATTAAAACATGCGAGTTACATGATTACAGATACTCTGTAATTACTAAAAATGACATTGTTATTCCACCTGTAGAAAATGATAATATTTCAAAATATTAGATGGAAGAATTTCCTTTCCACTGGAAATCAATATACTGATATTAATTTAGATAAACACTCAACAACTTTAATTGTTGGGACAAATGGTTCTGGAAAGAGTACAATATTAGATGCTTTAACTTTTAGTTTATTCAATAAACCATTTAGGAAGATTAGTAAGTCTCAACTTATTAATACAGTCAATGAAAAGGATTGTAGAGTTGAGGTAGAGTTTTCTATTGCAGAGACACAGTGGAAGGTAGTAAGATGCATTAAACCTAACCTATTTGAAATTCATAGGAATGGTATTTGTATGGATCAATTTGCTTCTGTTAATGACCAACAGAAATGGTTAGAGCAGAATGTGATAAAGATGAACTATAAGTCTTTTACTCAGATTGTTATTCTTGGTAGTAGTAATTTTGTTCCTTTCATGCAATTAACTGCTACTAATAGAAGAGAAGTTATAGAAGATCTTTTAGATATTAAAATTTTCTCTTCTATGAATAATTTACTTAAGGATAAGATTAGAGGAATAAAGGAAGAAGTTAGAACTTTAGATTTGAAGAAAGAGTCTCTTAATGATAAAGTTAAGATGCAGACTGAGTTTATAGAGCAAATTGAAAAAAGAGGAAATGATGATATAAAGGATAAGAAAAAGAAAAGTAGAGAGTTGGGAGATGAAATATGTGTATTAATGTTAAAGAATGAACACTCTGAGGATCAAGTATATGGACTTACAAAAGAGCAAGAGAAGGTAACAGGTGCTACAGAAAAACTGAGAAAGATGGGAACTATAAAGGGTACTCTATCTAATAAAGTAGCAACCATTACTAAGAAGACTAAGTTTTTTGAAGAGAATACTGTTTGCCCTACCTGTAAACAGGATATAGAAGAAGAGTTTCGGTTAAATAATATCAGTGATGCTCAAGATAAGATAAAGGAGTTGCAATCTGGTTATCAAGAACTAGAGGAGGCAATTAAAGAAGAGGAGGAGCGAGAGCATCACTTTACAAAACTATCTAAGGAGATTACTTCACTCACGCATGGCATTTCTAAAAACAATACTCGTATCTCTGGGTGTCAAAGACAAATCAGAGATCTGGAACATGAAATTCAGGAACTTACCAAACAACTTGCAAATAGAAATACTGAGCATGAGAAGTTAGAAACATTTAAAGAAAATTTAGAAGAAACATATAAGAAATTATCTACACAGAAAGACACTATAAACTATCATGATTTTTCATATAGTTTGTTAAAAGATACTGGTGTCAAGTCTAAGATAATAAAGAAGTATCTTCCATTAATTAATCAGCAGGTTAATAGGTATCTGCAGATGATGGACTTCTATATTAATTTTACATTGGATGAGGAGTTTAATGAAACTGTTCAATCTCCTATCCATGATAACTTCTCCTATGCTTCCTTTAGTGAAGGAGAGAAGATGAGAATTGACCTTGCTCTACTCTTTACATGGAGGGAAGTAGCAAGGTATAAGAATTCTGTTAATACAAATTTACTAATAATGGATGAGGTCTTTGATAGTTCTCTTGATGGATATGGAACTGAGGAGTTCCTTAAGATTATTAGGTTTGTTGTGAAAGATGCTAATGTATTTGTGATATCACACAAGGCAGGTATGGACGATAGGTTTGATAGTGTGCTAAGATATGAAAAAATAAAAGGATTCAGCAGGTTAGCCTCATGATCGGAATTGTTGGTAATGGTTTCGTTGGAAATGCTGTCTATCAGAACGTAAGAGATAAAGCACCCACCAAAGTTTATGATGTGGATAAGAATAGATCCTTCAGTACCTTAGAGGAGGTTCTAGAACAGCAGTACATATTCATCTGCCTTCCTACTCCTATGAAAATGGATGGTAGTTGTGATCTATCCATCTTGGATAAATTCTTTGAGGATGTTGATGCTATGGGTTTGGATTTCTTAAAGGAACGAACCTTTATCATCAAGTCCACTGTTCCTATTGGAACTACTAGAAAGTATGCTGAGAAATATGAGTTACTTAGTATAGCTCATAATCCAGAGTTCCTTACTGCTAGAAATGCTGTTCTTGATTTTGCTAATGCAGAGAGAACTGTAATAGGTGGAAATCAATATGCTGTAAGAGATGCATCCAATTTTTATTGGAGATTCTTTCATGAGACTCCAGTTATTCAGATGACTTCTGATGAGAGTGAAGCAGTAAAGTATTTCTCTAATACTTTCCTTGCTTATAAGGTAGCATATTTCAATAAGATATTTGATATGTGTGAGAAGGTTGGTATGGATTATAAGAATGTGGTAGAGGGTGTGACTGCTGATAGTAGGATTGGTAAATCCCATACTAAAGTACCTGGCATAGATAATGATAGGGGTTTTGGTGGGACATGTTTCCCTAAGGATCTCAACTCTTTGATTGTCCAGTTGGAGAATGAAGATATCAATGCTGATATGTTCAGAGAGATCTGGAAGTATAATCAGGAAATTCGTAATTTAATTGATTGGACAGTAACATGAAAATATTAATCACTGGACATAAAGGATTCATAGGAAGTTATCTATGGAATCATATTGAAAAAGCTGGAGTAACTGGTGTAGAATTAGATGGTATAGATTTTCCTGATGATATAGGAGATTTTAAAACAGATAAGATATATGATGTAGTAATTCATCTTGCTGCATTTGCTGCTCTTAGGGAGAGTTTTGAAAATCCTGATAGGTTCTGGGAAAATAATGTAGTCAAGTCTCAACCTATCTTTGATTACTGTAGAAAGAATAATGTCAGACTATTATATGCTAGTTCTGCTGGTGCTCATGGGTGGTGGCAGAATCCTTATGCTATAACCAAGAAGGTAAATGAGATACAAGCACCACCTGATAGTGTGGGTATGAGATTCTTTAATGTATGGGCAGAGGAGAATAGTAGACCTGATATGTTATACAGGATGCTTCAAGAGAATACTGCTAAGTATATTACTAGGCATAAGAGAGACTATGTTCATGTTCATGATATTACTACAGCAATTCTCACCTTAATTCCCAGTCACTTTAGAGGACATCTGGATATTGGGTTTGGTCAGTCTATTCCAGTTATGGATATAGCTAAGGCAATGGGTAGGGATTTACCTATCAGGGAGGACACACCTGGTGAACCAGACAGTTTATGTGCTGACATAAGGCAGTTGACTGAGTTGGGATGGTATCCTACAATAAATATTGAGGATACGTTTAAGGACAATGACAGTCCCTAATTGGCAGCATCATTCTAAGAAAGAAAAGAAGCGAACTCTTAAACCACAGGCATTGCGTCAAGCAAGGAAAAAGCGTGGACAGTTGATAAAGCGTCTACTCACCTCCCCAAAAGGGAGGTTTTTTAGTATGATAGGTATATCAAAAGAAAAGTTACATGGCAGTTCAACAAGAAATTAAATCACAACTAGCTAAACTGCTTGCTACTGAAGACTTGGTAGTAGAACATAAAGATGTGCCAACAGCACAGTTTAATGTACATACAAGAGAACTTCTCTTGCCACTATGGGAGAAGGCAAGCAGTACAGTATATGATATGTTGGTTGGACATGAGGTAGGACATGCACTCTTTACACCTGATGAAGAGATGGGTGTTGAAGTTCCTGCTACATTCTTGAATGTGGTAGAAGATGTAAGAATAGAAAAGTTAATGAAGAGAAAGTATCTTGGAATTGCCAAAACTTTCTATAAAGGGTATCATGAATTACATGAGAAAGATTTCTTTGAGGTAAAGGATGAAAATATTGATGATCTTAATCTTGCTGATAGGGTTAATTTATACTATAAGGTGGGTGCGTTCCTTGATGTTGATTTTACAGATGGTGAGATTAAGATTCTTGAGATGATTGGAAAGTGTGAAACTTTCAAAGAAGCAAAGGAAGCAGCAAAGGTTTTATATGAGTATTGTAAAGGTGAAGTGAATCAAGAACAACAAACACAGAAGAATGAAGAAGGTGATGATGGTGGTGAGATAGATGTTCCTGACAATTCATCAGACCTTGAGACTGATGAAGTAGATGGACAAGAAGTTGACGATGAGACACCTGATGTAGAACCAAAACCAGCAGAGGCAGAGAAGGAACCAGAAGTTCAAACTGCTGAGTCATTAGAGAGTCATCTTCAAGACCTAGTAAGAGAGAATGGTGTAGAGAATGTTTATCTTGAGATTCCTGATTTAGATTTGGATAAGATTATTGCTTCTAATGAAGATGTTCATAAAGAGATTGATAGGTCATGGAAATATCAACAAGATTATATTAATGAGCATACAGATAGGAAATCAAATTTATTTGAAGAAGTAGATGCAGAGTACAATCAGTTTAAAAGAGATGCTCAGAAGGAAGTATCCTATCTTGTAAAGGAGTTTGAGTGTAAGAAAGCTGCTAGTGCTTATTCCAGAGCTGCTACTAGTAGAACAGGTGTATTAGATACTGCTAAACTTCATACTTATAAGTTCAATGAGGATTTATTTAAGAAGGTAACAGTTCTACCTGATGGTAAGAATCATGGATTAGTTTTTATTCTTGATTGGTCTGGTTCTATGTCCAGAGAAATGCTTGATACTGTTAAGCAACTTTATAATCTTATATGGTTCTGTAAGAAAGTATCTATTCCATTTGAAGTATATGCTTTTACTAATGAGTGGAAGAGAAGAGAGCAAGATCCTACTGGTCAATGGAATCCAAAAGATAATGAGTTACCATATGAACCTCAAGAATATAACTTAAGAGTTGAAGAAGATTTTTCTTTAATGAATCTTCTTACTAGTAACGTAAGAACTAATGAGTTAGAGCATCAGTTAAAGAATATATGGAGGATTGCTAGTGTATTTTATAACACTTATGGTAGTAGATATAGTTATCCTACTAGATTATGTTTATCAGGAACTCCATTAAATGAATCACTTATAACTCTTCATAAACTTCTTCCTAAGTTTCAGAAAGATAATAATGTAGAGAAAGTCCAATGTATTGTATTGACTGATGGTGAAGCAAATTCAATGCCTTATCATGTTGAGGTAAAAGATTACTTTAATTCAGATGAGTGGAAGATGGGATTGAGAGGGATTAATGCTAGTAATTGTTCTTTAAGAGATAGATCTTTGGGTAAGGTTTATAGGTTTGGTTATTCTTGGTGGCAATTTACTGAAGCTCTTATAAGAAATTTACAAGATAAGTTTCCTTCATCCAACTTTATAGGTATTAGGGTTCTTCCTCCAAGAGAAGGAAGTAATATCTTAAGAAGATATTGTGATGATCCTGCTGACTATGAGAAGTGTATGAAGGATTGGAGAAAATTAAAGACATTCACTATTAAGAGTAGTGGATATAATGCATACTTTGGTCTTTCTTCTAGTGCTCTTGCTGATGATACTGAGTTTGAAGTTAAGGAAGGAGCAACTAAAGGTCAGATTAAAACAGCATTTGTAAAATCTCTTAAAACCAAGAAACTAAATAAAAAGGTTCTTGGTGAATTCGTTGAATTGGTGGCTTAATTATGATTGATGATGATGTAAAAATTACTATCAACCTTAACAAGTTGGTAGATGTTAGAGCAAGACTCATAAGTCAATATGGGGATTATTCTGAGAAGATAGTTAAGGGTGAGTATCTTGATGAAAATGATGTGGATAGAATCGCATCTGGATTGAGAGATACTTTAACTTGGGATGTTTTATACAGTATGGTAGACCAGGCTGTATTAGAATATTTGGATCTAAGAGAAACTCATTATGGTGAGACTGCTGGTAATGAACCTGCTGCTACCTATGAGAAAAATAGACAGCAGTTTAAGATGGTTAAATTAGAATCTCCATCATGGACAATTGAAGTACCAGTGAGGAAAAACAAATGAATAAAGAATATATTAAAGACATTCCTAATTGGGAAAAAGATTACCTTAATACCATGAAGAACAATTTATCTAAACAACAGATAGAACTTCTTGAGGGTAGGTATATAAAAGCAGATGAGGGAATGATTTATGGTCAGATGTATGCTGATTGGAAGAGACGAAGATGGGATGTTGAATAGATATGGATTTTCCATTATTGAAAACATTTAAAGTTGATTTAGAAATTGTTGATTTCTTGAATCAAAAATATGAACAATATTCGGAAAATCATTCAACAATATTACCTGAGGGTTCTTCTTTTGTTACTGATACTGGACAAATCACTAATAACTTAGCGTCTTGGGAAGATGATGAGTATAAACAATTTATAGTTGAAGTACTTTTAAATGATATTTCTAATTTATTAAATCTCCCTAAAGAAAAGATTGATCTTTATTTTCAACATCTTTATGATTATAAAAAGGGAGGTTATGTTAATCTTCATAATCATGCTCATTGTGAAGATTTTGTAGTAATAATTTATTTAAATACATGTAACAAAGGAAAAACTAGTTTTTATTTTAATGAAATGACTAATAAAACAAAAGTAGAAATATCTCCTATAAAAGGAAATGGAGTATGTTTTTCATCTTTAGTAATGCATGAAGCTGAATTAACTTCTGAATCAAAAAGGATATTTGTAGTGGGGGTGAGAGTAAATTTATAAATATTAAAAAAGTGTCATATACGATGAAGACATTTCAAGAATTCTGTTCTCAATTAGATGAGAGCAGTTTAAGTAGAATCAAAAGTAAATCTGATAAAGGTGGCATGGCAGTCATCTCAGGAAGTCGTGGTGACAAATCAAAGAAAGAAAATAAAGCAAGAGCTAAACAATTAGATCGTGATATAAAAGGTAAGGGTTTACCTGGTGCTACTAAGGTAAAGGGAAGATGGGATGAGAAGGATGATAAAACTGGTAAGACTACTAAGGTTAAGGAAAGAAGTCATGTAGTTACTTCTGGTAAAAAGAGTAAAAGAAAGTTTAAGAAAGCAGTAAAAGCACTTGGTAAGAAGTATGGTCAGGATGCGGTCTTGACACAAACCAAAAAAACTGGTACAGTATCAGCAACGAGAAAAGGTGGATTAGGCAAAGACAGTCAAGGTAGAAATGTTAAAAGAATAAAGGCAGGTAAATTTAAACCAGGCCAAACTTCACCAGAAGGTGATACTCAAATTAAAAAGAAAACCTTTGCTTATAAAAAATGACAAACAAGCCATATGATGATTCAAACTGGAGAGAAGAGTATAAATCTTATACTAGTAATCAAAGGCATCTTGAATTACTTGAAAATGGACCTAAGAGTCTATCTCAATCATGGGTGATGCAAGCAATGTATGGACAATGGAAAAAGATGAAGGGATATGATAAATTAGATCCAAAGGAAAATGATGGTCAATTGCAGTCATCTATGAAGGAGTTTTTCCAACGACAAAAAGACCAAGGAATATGATTGCGGATGTAGTTTAGTGGTAAAACCTCAGCCTTCCAAGCTGATGTTGTGGGTTCGATTCCCACCATCCGCTTTGTGACAATAAACAAAGTGGCACAGGTGGGGTTTAAAGACCCCTTTTTTGTTCTATAATATGATTATAGAAATGAAATCCACTACATTATGTTTGAGATTAAAATGACTGAGAAGGAAATTGTAGATGGTTTGAGAGCCAATTATGGTAAAGAGTTCACTGCCCCTGATGTACGTGGATTCTGTGCAGCAAATGATATTGCTTATCAAACTGTCACTAAGAAGATAGAACAATATAAAGTTGGTAGAGGCAAGTGGAATCTTGAGGTTACTACCAAAGCAGTAGAAAATATAGAAAAATCATTCAGTGCTCCTGCTGTGGAACCTACAGTTCAACAAAATTTAGTTCCAGATCAGGATGATTCTTTTGTAAAGTTTGGACCTTTTAATGATGTAAAAAGTATCATTAAGTCTAAGCAGTTCTATCCTACATTTATTACTGGTCTCTCAGGTAATGGTAAGACATTTGGTGTAGAGCAAGCATGTGCTCAATTAGGTAGAGAGTTGATTAGAGTCAATATCACCATTGAGACTGATGAGGATGATTTGATTGGTGGATTTAGATTGGTTGATGGTGCTACTGTATGGCACAATGGTCCTGTTATTGAAGCACTTGAAAGAGGTGCAGTTCTATTGCTAGATGAAGTTGACTTGGCTTCAAACAAAATCCTCTGTCTTCAACCCGTCCTTGAAGGGAAAGGTCTGTTCCTTAAGAAGATTGGTAAGTTTGTTCAACCAGCAGCAGGTTTCAATATCATTGCTACTGCTAATACAAAAGGTAAGGGATCTGATGATGGTAGATTCATTGGTACAAATGTATTGAATGAAGCATTCCTTGAAAGATTCTGTGTAACCTTTGAGCAAGACTATGCTTCACCAGCAATAGAGACTAAAATTCTTAGATTACATTCTGCTAGTGTTGGATGCCATGATGATAAGTATATCAAGCATCTTGTAGACTGGGCAGACATTATTAGGAGAACATTCTATGATGGTGGTATTGATGAGGTAATCTCAACCAGAAGGTTGGTTCATATCATCAGAGCATACAGTATCTTTAATGATAAGTTAAAGGCAATAAAGGTATGTACTAATAGATTTGATGATGAAACAAAGCAAGCATTTCTTGAATTATATGATAAGGTAGATGCTGATGTAGACATTGACAAAGTGGAGGAATAGTGGTATGGTAAATGCATGGAGCTTAGCTTACGACGTAATTAATGGAACACTTGACGAAAATTTTCCTCCTATGACTGATAATACAATTACATCACTTGAGAGTGATGAGTATGATCCAAAACCAAAATCTGATAAAGAAGATAGTGATTGGAAAGACCCTGTTATTACAGTAGGGTCTGGTAATACAGCATCAATGGGTGATTTTATTAACTTTGATCTTAATGATCAGATTGATACTATTACTATTGATACCAGTAATTTTGATACCATAGATTTCAGTAGTGTAGAACTACCTGATGGTATGAGTATCAATTATGATATGGACCCAGATCTAGCATATATGGAACCTGGTACACAACTTAAAACTGACACAGTTTATGCAGATACTTGGCCACATGCTGAGACTCTCAATATTAATATTCCAGATCCTGCAGTTCTACATGGAGAAGTTCCACCTCCTCAGAATTTTCTAGCAGATAATGATGATAATGCTGCTCATCATTTTACTACACCTGGAATTAAAATAGATTGTACTAGAAAATATAAAGAAGATGAGTCTATAGAAGCTCTTAAGAATTATATTTCTACAACATACAATGGACATTATACTTCTAAGGAGAACAATGTTCAAACACTGGATCTTATTGAGTCAGTAGGAGATGCAGAATCATTCTGTAGATCTAATGCTATTAAGTATCTAAGTAGGTATGACAAGAAGGGACAAGCAAAACGTGATATACTAAAAGCACTACACTATACACTCCTACTTTATCATTTTAGTGGGCAATTAAATGAAACTCCGACCCGTGGTTATGAAACTTTCTGATAATACATTATCACTTCTTAAAAACTTCTCTACAATTAATCAGTCTATTTTGTTTAAGCAGGGAAGTAAACTTCGCACTATAAGTGTGATGAAGAATATACTTGCTGAAGCAACAGTAGAAGAAGAATTGCCTAAAGATTTTGGTATCTATGATCTTAATCAATTTCTTAATGGACTTGGTTTACATCATAATCCTGAATTAGATTTTGAGAATGATGGTCATGTGGTCATTAAAGAAGGCAAGATGAGATCTAAGTATTTCTTTGCTGATCCTCAAGTAATCATTACTCCACCAGACAAGGAGATTACTCTCCCTACAGAAGATGTTAGTTTTGAGTTGAGTACTCAACAGTTAGATAAACTTCTTAAGGCAGCAGCAGTGTATCAATTACCAGACCTTGCTGTTAAGGGTGGAGAAGGTGTAGTTAAATTGGTAGTAAGAGATAAGAAGAATGATACTTCTAATAGTTTCTCTGTGATTGTTGGTGAGACTGATAAGCAGTTTACCTTTAACTTTAAGATTGAGAATATTAAGATTCTACCAGGCACTTATGAGGTGGTTGTGTCACAAAAATTACTGTCCAAATTTACCAACAAGGATCGTGATTTGCGTTATTATATAGCTCTAGAACCTGATTCTACCTTTGGATAATGAGACTGACACAAGAAGTCATTGACAAGATTGCAGTATTAATGCAACACACCAAAATGAATGGTGAAGTTAATTGGAAAGATGGTGATGAGATTGATGTGTGTTTGGGAGGAACCTTTGCAGGAGACAAATTTATTAGTATAATAAACAGAACACGTAGCAACACTACTAAACAATGAACATCTTTGTGACTGACCCAGATCCTGTTGTATCAGCACAAGTATTACCTGATAAGCATGTGGTCAAGATGCCATTAGAGACATGTCAAATGCTTTCTATTGTGGCATCTGCTAGTTGGGGTCATGGCTTTGGTCATTTACCTAAGAAAAAAACTGGCACATGGTATGCTACTGCCAAAGGTGCATTTAGGAATCATCCTTGTACCATATGGGCTCAAGACAATTATACTTGGTTACTAGAGCATGGTCTTGCTTTATGTGCTGAGTATACACATAGATATGGTAAGGAACATTCATGTCAGTTGACTCTAGAGTATGCTGATATAATCTTTCCAAAGTCCCCACCCCCAACATCCTTTGTTCGTGCAATGCCTGATGAATATAAACATGACACAAGCATTGACACTTTTACTGCTTACAAGAATTACATTAGGAGCAAACCTTGGGCTGCATCTAATTATTTACGTGACCCATCCAGAAAACCAGATTGGATCTAAATTATGAGAGATGAGTTTCTTTGGGTTGAGAAATATCGACCTAAGACAATTGAAGATTGTATTTTACCAGAGAGTATTAAGAAGACCTTTCTAGATTTCCTAGATAAAGGTGAAGTGCCAAACCTTCTTCTTGCTGGTCCTGCTGGATGTGGTAAGACTACAGTAGCAAAGGCACTATGTAATCAATTAGGAGTAGATGTTTATGTCATTAATGGGTCAGATGAAGGAAGGTTTCTTGACACTGTTAGGAATAACGCCAAGAACTTCGCGTCTACAGTCTCTTTTAGCAGCGAGTCAAAGCATAAAGTCATCATCATTGACGAAGCAGACAATACCACTCCCGACGTACAACTCCTTCTTAGAGCGAGTATTGAGGAGTTCTCCAACAACTGTAGATT